GGGCACATCCAGGCCCATTTTTGGGGAGGATCACTGTCTCTCGATAATTTGGAACCGATATGTCCATCGTGTAATAGAGACATGTCAACTCAAAACTTAATTGATTATAAAAAAAATTTCTACGGATCTACAGATTGAAAAAAAAGAGCGTCTCACGCCTCAAATTTTTGAAAGTATCCATAAAAATGTAATCCTTTTTCGGCCGCATCAATTTCGGCAGATTTTTTGTTAACCCCTTTTCCTAGGCCGATGATGTCTCCCGAGTCACTCTTAACACATACCGTGTGAATTTTTTTATTATTTCGTTCTTCTATATTTACCTCGTAGAATTTCGGCACCCATTGGTACGTGTGATGACAATATTTGATAAGCGTGTCTTTGTAATTTTCGTTACGGTGTACCAATTCAGAAAAATCCAAAAAATGTTCAAATACTGAAATTATCCACGTCCTTGCTATATCGAATCCATTTTCGTTTTTTTCTTCATGATCTAAAAATATTGCACCGATGAAAGCCTCGAACGCGTCTTCTAATATGTTTTTATTTAATCTACCTTCGTTGCCTTCAATTTGCTGTGAAATAACCAAGTGCTTCGAGAATCCACACTTTTGTGATAAGTCCGCCAGCATTTTCCCGTTTACTAGTTTAGTTCTCATGTTTGTAAGAAACCCTTCATTCATATCTGGGTACCTTTCAAAAACATAATGCGCCGTGGTTAAATTCAAAATGGAGTCCCCTAAAAATTCAAGTCTTTCATTCGATTCTTCTTGAAGTGGTAAACAATCATTTGGACAGTGCACATTACCACTTTGGAAATTCTCGTTCTTGCGCGTTATATATGACTTATGCACAAAAGCTCGCCGGTATATGTTTAAATCGTGATAAACATTCACACCAAATTTAGATAAAATCTCCAATAAATCTTCGTTGTTAAGCTTGGTATTTAATGAATTGTACGGGAAGTCTAGTATGTCTTCATCCATGGTTTAATGTGATGAAAATAAATTTCTAAATCACTTTTTGGACCATACAAAAAATGTTCAAGTTCGGCGCGAAAGGCGTTCGATTTTCATTTTTTTCTAAGTATCATCTAACAACGAACGATTATGATGCATATTCATGTCAAAATCACGAAAAGTAAAAAAAAAGATAAAAAGTTTACAGTGTGTTTTGAAAATGGAACTGAAATTCATTTTGGAGCCAATGGATATTCTGATTACACGATCCACAAAGATCCAAAGAGAATGCGCAACTATTTGATTAGACATGGAGGATTATTAACAAACAATATGAAAAGAATTACAGATTCTGTGAGTATCCACAAAGCGATGCTTGAAGTAATTGAAAGTGATAAGGAGGTATGGGATTTAAATGGATTACACACCGCTGGTTTTTGGAGCAGGTGGTTTCTTTGGAGTTTTCCAACTACTCGTGAAGTACAGAAGTTCATGAAACAGAAGTTCAAGCTGAACATAAAAATGATCAATTATCGAATATGATTGTGTGCAGTTTTCGAAAAAGAATTTATTGTATTCAATAAATAGTGTAATGTCACAAATCATACAAAAAAGAAAGGTTGTAATATGCGGTACGCATCCCGAACAATTCAACGGGTACTCTAAAGTAGTATACGAATTGAGTAAAGAACTGTGTAAATATGACGATATTAAACTCTATATATTTGGATTTCAAAATTTCTATCAGGATAATGATCACAAAATCGAGCGGCAATTACCCGATCAAGTCGAAGTAATTGATGCGTATAGCTTAGAAGATCCTAAATCTAAGGGGTTTGGAGAAAAAATCATAAATGAAATCATTCTTAAAATTTCTCCTGACATAGTTATCGTATACAATGATCTACTTGTGATTAGTACTTTTATCAAAAATATCCTTGAAATTCCAGAAAGAAAGTTTAAACTGATCCCTTATATTGATCTTGTATATAGAAATGAAAGACAAGCCTTAATAGACTATATCAACAAGAACTGCGATGGAGGTATTGCTTTTACTGAATTCTGGAAATCTTGTCTTCTTAATCAAGAATTTACGAAGCCACTTTGGAAATTAGAACACGGATTCAATCCTAGTCAATACTTTCCTATTCCAAAACGAGTAGCAAGGAAATATTTCGAACTGAATGAAGACGATTTCATAATTCTAAACCTCAATAGGAATCAACCACGTAAACGCTGGGACGTATGTATCAAAGCATTCGTCAAATTTATATCCGAGCATTTAAACGAAAAAATAAAATTACTCATAATGACATCAATCACCGGAGCTTGGGATTTATTAGAAATTATGAAATACGAAGCTAACTCGTACAACTTAAGCCTGCTCGATTTAAAATCGCACTTTACATTCATACAAAATCCCCAAAAAATGACCGACCATGAAATAAATATAATGTATAATGCCGCTGACATAGGATGGAACACATGCGACGGCGAAGGTTTCGGACTTTGTAATTTTGAACAAGCTGGCATTGGCTGTCCACAAATTGTTCCGAACGTTGGAGGCTTCAAAGACTTTTTCAATGCAGAAAATGCTCTCTTAGTTGATCCTGTCATAGGAATTCACGGCGATTTGAATAAAGACGCATGTGGTGGTGAAATGGAACTGTGTCTTGTTGACGACTATGTCAAATGTCTAGAAACCTATTATACTGACGATCAGCTTCGTCGCAAACACGGAAAACAAGCACGTAAAGACGTTCTAAAATATACCTGGAAAGATAAAGCTTCTATGTTGCGAAACATAATTATAGAGTCCACCGAAGATCTCTTCCCTGTGAAAAGTAGTGATATCATTGAATCTATCAACGAAATGATTTCTTCTGAAAAAAATAAAGATTCTGTCGACTCCAGCAACGTGAAAGATGATGACCTTAATATTGACATCGATAAATTGATCAATGAAAAACTAAGCAAGATAAAACCATCAAAAAATGATATGGAATCCACTCCTCCTCCTCCAATTGATATTTCGAACTTATCACAAAATGAGCTGTTGTCACTACAAAGAAAAATAGATGCCGTGCTGGCAACTCCTGTTGCCCGATGAAGAACAAAAAGAAAAAGATTTAAAACCTTGTATTTTATTACGACGAAAAAATAAAATACCAAAATGATTATACCGGTGCGTTGTTTTACCTGTGGAAAAGTGTTGGCTGATAAATGGAATTTCTATAGTGAAAATTTGAAAAAAAATATTCAAGATGAGAATGATATCAAAAGTACAAAAGAAGATCTTGCTTTCAAGAAGTCTAATGGAGCGGATGTTCTATTGAAAAAATTAGGCTTAAATCGGTTATGCTGTAGACGTCACATGCTTGGTCACGTCGATTTAATTGAAATCATATGATGAACAATCAACACGTAGCTTTTATAATGTCACCGAATTTGAACAGACTGTACAATCCTGGAAACATTACCGATGCAAATCCTTGCGATAAGTTGCAACCAAATGCATTGAATACAACTCTCCCCCACAGAAAAAAGGCAGCAATAACATATACTAGCAAAGAAGTTATAAGTATGAAATCAAGCACGCTCAGTGCCTTTGACTCCTCTTCAAATTTCTCTGTACGATAAAGTTTCTTAAATAAAAGTGTTTCAAAAAGCATTTCCTATAACGTGAGAAATTTTTTTTCACGCACTTGTAAATTTATTGAAAAAAAAAACTTGTAATATCAAATGAGCACAAGACTTGAACATGTAAACAGGAAATTAGAGACTTTACAATTACATCTATTGCAATCTATGTCAAGGTACAGAGAGTCTGTAATGACATATTGTGCAGATTTAATTGAAAAAAATAACAATAGTCAACTTACCGAATTAAAAAAAAATATACTTTCCAATTTTAGAGATTTAAGTGTCATACAAGAGAACATTAAAGGTTTGAAAAAACTGCAACATGATTACGTTCACATTATCACGTTGGAAGGTGGCACTGAAGTTATCGACGAACTTTTGCCAACGCAAATCTCTGACATCGATGATATCATCAGACGATCAGAAGAAGATATGAAAAGAGGATTGAAACAGCAGAAACAGAACCTAAATGAAAAAAACTCCAACATTGATGATATCATCAGACGATCAGAAAACGATATGAAAAGAGGATTGAGAAGGGACTTGGGAATACACATTTAAATTATATCACTTGGAAAATAATCTCATTGTAAATTTATAAAATGAGTCAGAAACTAATTCTCGATGCGATATATCCTATTGGTATAATAATCACAATGGGTGAAAGTTGGACTGGATTTGAAGGTCAGACGTGGACACAGATTGCACAAGGTCGTGCATTAATTGGCGAAGGAACTGGTACAGATGGTGCTAAGACTCTAACATTCAATGCAGGAGATACAGGGGGTAAATACGAGCATACTTTGACTGTAGATGAGATGCCGTCACATCGCCACGGTTTTAGTGATAAAAACTGGGCTCCGGCAAATGGTGGTGGTAGTGGACAATACAGACACCCATTTCATAACCCTCAATATACTAGCAGTAATACGAATTATACTGGTGGAAACCAGGCACATACTATTATGCAACCATACAAGGTGGTATTCTACTACGAACGAACTGCGTAAGTGATTTTCAAAGTGAGAGTTTTCGATACCAATGAGAAACACCGGCTTTCGTTCGCCTTTCTTCAACGACATTGTCAATGTAAAGCCTTTTCTGTTTGAAAATTTATTTTTTTCTATAATATCATTATATAAGATGCAGCGATACTTAGCTATATTTATATTTATAGGTGTACTTTTTTTCATTCAACGATTTAGAGCAGAACATTTTCAAGATCTTACTGCTACGTATGTAATTGAGAAACAACATGGAATGCACGTGGTTGAAGGTGAAAAACGTATGCTTGTACCTGATCTCATGAGAGATGGCATACAAGGTAATAGTCACGTTCCAAAATGTACAAAAATAAAAGTATGGTACTTTCAAGAGTCTAATCAAAAGAATATATTTGAAATTGGTAATGAGAAGGTTGATTTACTGAGCCTGCCACTAGATAGCGAGGGTAAATGTGAAACAAGTACACTTATTCAAGATGTAGCTCAATATTTGAAATCTTTTGAGGTAGAAGAAGATAACTCCAAAAAGAAGATATACTTTGCATATTTTATAGGTAAAACCGATGA